ACTGACCAGTCATCGTGATACCCTCGGCAATACGAGCATCATAGTAACGGAAATATTCATTTGCCAACGCACCGAATAGTGAGTTCAACTGAATCTTTCTTGCCATCTGAAAGTTATTATACTTCGAGATGTCATTCTTAAGTCTAGCATCTTTTGTAATTTCATATTCTTTTTCAGCAGCGATCATCAGTTTCTTGTATTTCTGACGATCATCAAAGAATTTCTGAACAATCTCAGGAAACTTACCCTGCTTTTCTCGGGTATAACAGTAACCATTTGCAGTCATGGTGCAGTCATTAGTCTGTAAATCGCCAAGATCATACTTACCCTCGAGCAATCCGTTGACTGTTGTTTCTTTCACATGACCTTGAACGAAGGTTTCTGGTGACTGATTATACTGCATGATGATTGACGGATATAGAGAGGTCGCATCAAAGGAAACAACCCAATCGTACTGTCCAGGTTTTGGTTCCTGAACAAACGCACCTTCAATCTGTCGTCCGCGACTCTCCTTTTTCTGAGGGATCTGGATATTCTGATTGTGGAGGTGATTATAGATGATACAATCCCAAGTACGAACCTGAGAGAACACATCGTTGAAATTACACTTGGCATCATATGCCATAGTGAGAATCAGTTCGATCAACTTCATCTTACGCTCAAGAGCATCAACGATCTCAACGTCTCGAATGTTATACTCTACGAACTTCTGCCAGTCCTTAGTGTAGAATTCTCGGAAAGAGTCATATGGGTTTTCCATTTTCTTGAGATCTAACTCGACCTCACCGATGTAGTCAAGTTTATAACTCTCTCGACGAATATAAGTAAACTTCTTGTAGAGATCAATGTAGTCAATGATGGCAACACCAGTGATATCATACGAGACATGCTCACGTCCCATAATTGTCATGTTCTTACGACGAACAAGTCCCCATGGAGAGAACTTCTTCTTCATGGTTGTATCATCCTCGGAGCAGAACAACCGCTCAACTCGAGAGATTAGATACGCGATATCGAATAGGTCGCAGTTCCAACCTGTAATGATATCAGGATAATTCTCAGAGTAGAAACGAAGGAACGTCTCGAGGAGATCACGCTCATTATCACACTTGACATACAAGAACTTGTTGCCTTGAGTGCGAAGGTTCTCGACTTCCTCACACTTGTCATCAAAATCACCACATCCGAACGTAATAATCTGTCGAGTATTAAGATTTTTGACTGTGATCAGGAGAACTTCTTCGATGGGATTTTGAACATCAGGAAACCCCTGTTCGGCAGAAGTCTCAATATCGATCGTCTGAATGTTTAGTTGAGTAATATCCCAGAGGATTTCTCCAGGATAAGTATGGGTAATATATTGATACCCATAATTAGTCTGCCCATAGATCGGGAAGTTATCTACCTCACCATAGGTCTTAACGAATTCTTTTGCTTCATTGTTGTTGGCAAATTCTACAGGTTGTAAGTCCTCTCCGTATAGAGACTTAAACTCACTGGGTTCTTTTGACTTCACATACAAAGTCGGGGAAAAGTCTTCCCTCTTAGTAAAACGCACACCATTATGTACTCCACGGACTAAAACCTTGGAACCATATTGGTGTGCGCATGTATAAAACTTCATCTAAAATCCCTCATAATTCAATACTATAATACTATAAAACATAACAAAAGTAAAGGGATTTATCGTAGTTTATATCCAATCTTTGCTTCTAGTTCTTCCAGTTTCATAGTCGAAACCTGTGACTTAGGAGTTACGTTATCTACGATATAAACTGCAACGTTACCACTTTCGAAGAATGCAACCTTGTAAAGAAAGTCTGGAACTGGAACCTTACTCTTACCAATCAATGTTGGATTTACAGGGTAATGTGCACCAGTAACAACCCACTTGAAGGGAACCGAACGAACACGCTCTTCAAGATTTTTCCATGCAATACGGTTGACCGAAGGCAACTGTGGAGTCATGTTCGTCATCAGGAAAGTGTCCGACATTTCATTGGCATCGTCTGCGTTTGCAGCAGGAACCATGTGCCCACGATCGTAACCAGAGTTGGTGTAGTCAGCATGGGTTGGCGAATCAGCGATGCGCTTGTCTGGACGGAAGTCGTCAGTACGTGGAGTTTTCTTTACTCTCGCTTGTGCAATCTCAGTTGAGAAAACATTTGCGTTACGAGCATCGTCATAAACAATTGCGTAGAAAGAGTTGCAGAGAACCGTAGTTTTTGGAACTACGATTTCCTTACCATTTGGATAGAACTGATCGCAAGCAGATGCATTAACAGCAGTCGGTACAGCGAACAGAAATAGAGCAGCAATAAAATTCTTCATATAATAAGTTTACTTTCTGGAACGACCAGACCCGAACCATACCGAGAATTATACTCGTTGAGCATACCAACTTCTGGGTCGAAAATTGAAACAATTGCGCCACCACGGATCGGAACAATACTGTCCTTAGCATAGGGGCAGAATGGAGCAAGTCCAATACCAAACTGGTTGTTTTGACCTTGGGGAACCATCATAATTAACAGAGGTTTACTGAGAACAACGAGATTTCCATCATCAAACTCAGAAACATCTGCAATGATTTCGTCTCCACTGATCAACTTAACACACTTGACATTACTAGACATATTTATACTTTCATTATTAAAGGGTTGAAAAAGGAACACTAATCATCGATTTGCTCCTAGTAATTGAGAGGATAGATTTACCACACTTGGATAAAAAGTTGCAAAAACTTCTCTCACCTCATCAGCATTTGCAATTTGTTCGTACGGATCGAGAGGTAATTGTTTCTCATTAAATATTCCGTATGCGAGTTTTTTCTCATTTTCGTTTAAGTCTGCTGCCATTGAGGTCAATTCATCATATTCAACGACAATATGACTACCAACAATATTAGTCATAACTTTTTTATTGTGCTCTTCCATAAGATATCGACCAAGAATCATCGTCTTTAGTTCTGGAATATCTATCTCTAAAATCGCAGAGTTTTTACCGCTCCTGAAAATCATAGTTTTCTTAGCAAAGTAAGAACTGAGCATCTTATGTTCGAAGTTACGATTGACATATACGAATTTAAAATTTTGTTTTTTTAGAAACTCTAGACCATCAACAAGAGAAATAAAAGTTAATCTATCATCTAAGAATATACGACATGTCAATGGTTGTGTTGGATCTGCTCGCGATACCTTATCGATCCAATCTTTTCCTATCGCGGGGAGTTGTTCAACGTTTCGATTGGCTGCCATTTTCATTTTGCCTTCACCATCAGTCACCATTTTAAATGACAGTTTGTTATTGTCATCCATTTCAAGATTGGCAAAGTAAGCAGTGTTGAAGTTCATAAAATCTTCAAGTGTCACTACATCATCATACTTTTTACTAATCGAGTAGTTAAGCAGAGATTCGGTAAGTTGTGTTCCAGATCTTGCAACACCAACAACACAATACCTGTGGTGTGATAGATTCCAGGGAAGATTGTCAGTCAAGTTTAACATTACATATATTCACCTTCATTATTATTGGTGGGTGAGAATTAATCCCACCCACCAAATTCAAATTACTTTGTTTTACCTTCTGCTAAAAATTCAGCAGCTTGCGATGGATATTCATTATCTTCATCGTCAATTTTAATTTTCTTTGGTTTCTTTTCTTCTGGAATAAATGCTTCAAGAAAAATCTTCAGCATACCATTAACCAGAGAAGAACTCTTTACTTCCACGTTATCTGCGAGAGTGAATTCACGTTTGAATCCTCGTTCAGCAATTCCCTTATAGAGATATTCAGTAGACTCAGATGAGTCGCATTTTCCGTGAATACTCAACAGACCCTCTTGCAATTGAATATCAATCTCCGACTTACCGAAACCAGCAACTGCCAGTTCGATTACGTAGCGATTTTCATCGACTTTCTTGATATTGTATGGAGGGTATTTAATTGGCATCATTTGTGTAGATTGATCAGCAATTTCTGCTAACTTCTTCATTACACGATCAGAACCCACAAAGTAACGATCCCATTGTGGCATACTTGTTGTATCAAATTTCATATTTTGCTCCTATTAAGCGAGATTAAAAAAAGTGCCATCCGAAGCATGGCACTTTCTATTTATAATATGTTTCGGGAGAAAAGTCAATAGTTTTTCTAATTTCTTTTTGCACCAATATTATATTTTTGA